TGCACAAAGACGAAAGAAACTATAATTATCAAAGTGAATATTTTTATTACGAAGATATTAAAAAATTTCATCAAAGTATTATTAATGAATTAGAAAAAATAAAAATAAGTTATAAAGTTTACGATATACATAATTTTGAGAGAAAATATTATGACAATAAACCTGATACATTTATATCTTCATCTTTTATGATTAGTAAAAATAAGAATAAAATATTTAATAAAATAAATATTAATAATTTTATTAATATATTAAATTTTTCGTGTAAAAATAAAGAAACGAATGAAATTATTATTCCAAGAGAACATCAAATAAATGTTTTATTAAAAATAGATGAATTTTATAGGAATAACAATATTGGTAAAATATTACATTGTTGTGGACTTGGTAAAGCGTTATTAGGAATATTGATAGTTAAAAAATTAGAGTGTAAATTAGTTATAATTGGTGTTCCAAGTATATATTTACAAAAACAAATGAAGAATGAAATAATGAGAATATATAATAATCATAAAAATATATTATATGTAGGTGGTGAAACAGATAAGAATGAAAATTATACAATAGATTCAACTACAAATGAAGATAAAATAAATAATTTTATTAATAATAAATCACCTGAATGCAAATTTATTATTACTACATACGATTCTTGTAATAAATTATCAAATAATAAATTTGATTTTAAAATTGGCGACGAGGCACACCATTTAGTTGGTAGTGAATTTGAAAAAACAAAAGATGCATTTCATAAAATAAAATCAAATAAATCATTATTTATGACAGCAACTGAAAAAGTAATTGAAAATAACAGAACAAATAAAGTAATATACTCAATGGATGATAAAAATATATTTGGAAAAATAATTGACTCAAAAACAATTAAATGGGCAATTGAAAATAAAAAAATTACTGATTATAATTTAATAATTCTAAAAAACACTGAAGATGAAATTAATAATATTATTAAGAGTTTACATTTAGGTAAAAACAATGAAATTAAAAATTCTATAATAGAACATAAAGATTTATTTTTATCTGCATTTATGTCGTTAAAATCAATTGAAAAATATAATGATTTAACACATATACTTATTTATACAAATAAAATAGAAAATTCTGAATTAGTTAAGAAATACATTGATATTATTCTTGAATTAGATATAATAAATATCAATAAAGATAATTATTATAACAAAGCATTACATAATAGTAGTAAAGAAAATCTGAATGATATTAAATTATCAAATGGAACTATTCAAGAAGGTGAAATTAATAAATTTAAAAAAGCACACTGGGGTGTTATTTCAAGTGTTTATATTTTTGGTGAAGGATTTGATTGTCCTAAATTAAATGGTGTTATATTTGCTGAGAATATGGAATCAGATATTAGAATAGTACAATCAACATTAAGACCGAATAGATTAGACAATAATTATCCTAATAAAAAAGCATATGTTATTATTCCATACATAGATACAGGAAAATTTACAACAGACAGTGAGTCATTTGACAAGTGTAGAAAAATTATTTCTAAAATTAGGAATGTAGATGAAATGATAGAACAAAAAATAAATGTTGTTTCATTAAATAAGCCAATTTTGAAAGAATCCGATAATATAAAAGAAAAAATAATACATCATCATATTATAGAAAACGGCAATGAATTAAAAAAAATAATTTTAAGATTAAGATATAGTCATGCATTAGATTCTAAATATTCAGAAGAACAAGATGAATTTAATTATATTAGAGAATTAAATAAAGAATTAAATATTCAATCAAAAGAAGAATATACTAAAAAAGTAGTAAAAGATAATCATAAAAATTATATTGAAAATCCGGAAGAATATTTTAGATTAAAAAGTGTTTGGACAAATTGGTATGATTTTATAGGTATAAATACTAAAAAATTTATTCAAGATAAAAATGATTGGATAAATTTTTGTAATGAAAAAAATATAAATTCATTAGAAGATTACTTTGAATTATGTAACTTATATGATAAATTACCAATAAATCCAATTGACTTTTATAAAGATTTTTCAAATATTCCAAAAGAATTAGGATTTAATAAAAATAGACGATAGTATTAAATAAAATTATTAATTATTATAAATTAAATATTATTTTTATTTATAACTACACTTTTTATATTATCATTTATAATATTTATTTTTGATTTTGATATTTTCTTTTTAGAAATTGTTAATATTTCATTATCATTTGTATTATTATTTGTATTATCATTTGTATTATCATTTGTATTATCATTTGTATTATCATTTGTATTAATTTTTATTTGTTTATTAGTCGGAATAGATTCTTCCGATAATTCTTTAATTAATTGTTTATATTGTAACTCTGCTTCTTTTATTTCAATATGCAATGTTTCTATTTCTTGAAATAATAAATGAATATCTTTAATAAATTTTTTATTTTTGGGTATTTTTAATTTTATTTTTGATAATTCTTCTTTTGAAGTATGTTTTATTATAGAGCCTTTAAAACTATCTGATATTATATTAATATTTGTTTTTAAATAATTAAATATAAATTGCAATAATCCATTATCTTTATTATCTTTTAATTTAATTACATATACATCATCATGCGATACTGAAAATTTTGACGCAATATGAATTGATGTATTTCCACCTCTTCCAATTAAAATACAAGTATCTTCAAATTCATAATCATCTCTATATAGAATTTTATATTGACTTGATGTATAAAATTTATATAATCCTGATGTAAATCCATCAGATGCTTTATATTTATTTATTTTTGGTAAATAAGTTAATAATGAATTAAAATCAAATTCATCACAATCTTCATTTTTTTCAATATCTTTAATTTTATTTTTAATTTGTTCTTCTAATTTTATAATAAGTTCTTCATTTTTATTTTTTTTATCATCTTGTATTGATATTTTATTAACCCACTCTTTAATTTTTTCTTTAGATTTTGGTATAGAGATTAGCATATCATTAAAATAGGCTGCTCTAATAAATTTTTGAACAGAACCACCTTGACTATTTATAAATGTTGTTTGTTGTGACTTGCAATAATAATATAACCATTTATTTATTAAATTATCATTAGATTTAATAGTAAAACACTGTGATGCCCAAAATTTACTAGAATTATATTGAACAAATCCACAATTTCCAGTACCTGCGATAATAGTACAATTTTCTCTATTATATTCATTATGATAACCGACTATTTCGCTACCTCCACCATAAACTGGATATATACCATCTATTAAATTTTTTTTATCAAGTTGTTTTCCATTTTCTAATTTAGCAATATCACCTAGTTTTACTAACTCATATCCTTCACCAACAGCAATAATTTTTTTTTTATTATAATCTATACCTCTTAAAGAACAAATAGAATTTTTTATAATTTCATTACTAGTTGCTTCAGATATTAAATTTTCACTAATATCACTAATGTCGTCTTTATTTTCAATTAATACAATTTCACCATTAATTTCTTCAAACTTATCTTCTGTATATCTTTCAATAACTAAATCATAAAATTTTACTTTAGATGTTTTTTCTTCAGTATTTTCAAATATTATAATTGATGTTTTTGTTGAAGTATTTTCAAATTGGTCTTGTGGAACACTAATAATTTCACGAACATTAAAATTTTCAATAAGACATTTACGAATATCTTTATAAGTTTTATTAAAAAATACACCTTCTTTTAGAACACCTATTGCTGTTCCATTTTTATCTACTAAATCCATTATTAAAATTAATGAAGAACTTTCTTTATCATTACCAGTTAATTTATTATCTTTAGCATATTTTATAATTCTTTGACTACATGTTTCAATAGAAACTTTATTCTTATTATTTTCTTTTTTCTCTTGTTTTTCATGATCTTCTATTTTTTTAAGTTGTCTTAACCTTATTTTAATTTTCAAGTCATCTTTTAATGTAAGTAAATCTTTTTTGATATATTCTTTAATCTTTTTTCTTTTAATTTGAGTTTCCGACTGTACTATTTTATCACCACCATAAGGTGGATTTGTGATAACATTCATAAATTTTTTATTATTAAATTCATCAGTAAATGAATTTTTATATTTTAAATTATCATTCATATTTGGCAATACACTAGTTAAACAGAAAAATTCTAATCCAGCAGATTTAATAACATCTTCATTCATATCAAAATGATATATTTTATTAATATTATTTTTCCAATTAATGTTAGTATACTTTTTATTTAAATAATTAATATAGCCGGTTGTAAAACCACCTGAGCCGCCAAACATATCAATCATTGAATTAATTGAACCATCATTATTAATTTTAGGATCTAATTTTTTATAAATATAATTAACAATATGTCTATCAGTAAAATATGCACCCAATTCGCTAATTGCTGATTCATCTCTACCAATAAAATATTCATAAATTTTACCAGATAACAATACATTACAAGTTTTTTCAATTACTGTAATTTTGTCTATTTCTTTAATTAAATGTGCAAATACTGAACTTTTAATATTAGTTGGTATTTCATAAAATAATAATTCACTAATATTACTTTTATATATAGAAGTAGACACACTTCCTAATATTAATTCTGTTAATTGTTCATCTTTATTTTCATTTGCAATTTTAAGTAAATAAGAAAATTCACAATCAGGTCTTTTTAAATTTACTTTATCTAATAATTTGTTTTCTTCTATTTTTTTTAATCCATATAAAAGATTAAATACTTTTAAAGCATTCATACCATATCCAGCACCATTATTTCTAAGATAGTTATGAATTTCGTGAATTTTATCTTTTAATGCTTCTTTATTAGAAACATTATTGCTTAATTCTATTTTTTGCTTTTCACTATCTGACATTTCTTTATTATATATAAGATTATGTTCATCGTTATAATTATTATTAATCAACTTTTTATTATTTTCATTTAGTATATTTGATTTATTTTGTTTTATTTTACAAATTTTATTTTTTGACATTTTCTATATTAAAAAAATATAGAAAGATCTTTAAATTAAACTTTTTATTTTGCGTTTATACTATTAGATTTAGTTAAATCTAAAATAAATTTTTTTTTATTATAAGTAATATATCCAATATCTTCATAAATTCTCATATAAATATTGTATAGCAAATAACATCCTTCTTTACATTTATCATTAATAATTGATTTAAGTATTTGTTTAACTGAATTTGTAGATTTTAGTCTAGGTATTAAAATTTCATTAATATATTTTAATATTTTGTTTTCAAATTTAATTTTATTGTCAAAATTACGAAACATAAAATATTTTATAAATTCATTTTTTGTTAATATTTTATCTTTTTTGTAATTTTCAATATTTCTCTCAAATACAATTTTATTATATTTATTTTTAGGTATAAATCCATATTTTGAATAATATGGCATTCCGTAAGTTATTGTTCTTAAATAAATTAATGGTATCTTAAAATCACCACATTGTAAATATGAATTATCTGTTAATTGTATTTCTTTTATATTCCTTTTCATTGATATTATTATCATTATTTGCGTTAAAATATCTCCAATTTTATATTCTTTGTAATGTTCAGATGTTTGTGATGTTGCACATTTAACACAATCTGTATAATTAGTTACTGATTGTATAGTTGAAGTATTATTAACAGTATCAATTATCATAATACCACAATGATCATTTTCATCATAATCTCCTAATGTATTTTTTTTTGCACCAAATTTTATAAAATTTATCAATTTTCTATTTTTATTTTTCTCAATTTTTATATCATTTATATTAACTTTTTTATATTCATCATTTTTAATATTATTTCCATCACCTGTACTTGTTGTATCGTAATATTCATCTATTTGAACCATATATTTTTGATCTTGGATTTTCAAATTTAAAGTATATTCATCGCCACCTAACATATTATGATGCTTATTTTTTAGGATATTATTTGTATCTACTATTTTTATATTCATATTTGATCTAGAATTAAAATATAATAAACCAATATCATTATCTTTGAAAAAATCTATCACATCGAATATTTGATTTTCTGGAATATATTCTACTACTATATCGTATAATCTACCCATTATAATTTATATATACAAAAAATATAATAATTATAAATAATCAACTTGTATTGTATTATTAGATGGTTGATAGTTTATTGTAAAGAATGCAAGAACGAAGAAAATTTTTATTTATTTTCATGCTCCAACTCTCTCTCAAGTAAATAATAATTTGTAGTTTTAACGAATAATTAAAAAATCGTTAATTATTCGTTAACATAAAATAATATAAAAAATAAAATATATTATGTATTTATATACTATATATGGTAAATTATACATGTGAAAGATGCAATAAAACATTTAGACAGAAATGTCATTATATAGATCATACAGAACATAAAAAGAAGCCATGTAAATCACAACAAAATGAAACCTCAATTAAACCTCTAAATAACTCAATAATGAATACAAATATATGTAAATATTGCAATAAGATGTTATCGCGTTATGATAACTTGAAGCGTCATATAGTAACATGCAAAGTGAAGAAACTGAAGGAGGAAGAGAAAGAGAACAAAGAAAATATTATGAATAATCAGATACAAAAATTATCAGATGCTAATAAAAGATTACTAGAAACGAATAAAAAAATAATAAAAATCAATCAAGATTACAAAAATGATATATTAGAATTAGAGAAAAAAGTAAATCAAGTAATACTTATGAAATTGGAAGATACTGACAAGAATTTTGAAATTATAAAAGATAATATGGTAAAAATTGGTGATACATTTCCAATTAATAACCAGCTAGTAAATATTATAGTAGATAAACATAATAAGATTGAAGAATTAATTAAAGCACAACCATTAGAAGATAATTCAAATAAAATTATAAAACCAGTAGATTATAGTTCATTAACATTAAATAATGTTGTAATTGTTTCAAGAGAAAAAGATAATTATATTAATGCTACACAACTATGTAAGGCAGGTGGTAAAAAATTTAGTCATTGGATATCATTAGATACAACTAAAGAACTAATAAAGATACTAGATACCGATGCCGGAATCACGGCATCGGCAAGAGATACACTTGTAGATATCAATAAAGGTGGAAATAATAAAAATGAACAATCAACATGGATACATCCAGATCTAGCAATACAGCTAGCACAATGGATATCACCAACATTTGCATTACAAGTTAGTAAATGGATTAGAACTTTATTTACTGATGGTAAAGTTGAAGTAACTAAAAAATTATTAGATAATATCAAAGAAAAAGATAATAAGATTAAATTACTACAGGATACTTATGTAAAAAAACAAAGACGAACAGATTATCCATGTAATAATGTTATTTATATATTAACAACAGAAGAAGGTAAACACAAAAGAAATTATATAATAGGTAAAGCAAAGAACCTGAAGAATAGATTAAGTACTTATAATAAAACAAGTGAACATGAAGTAGTTTATTACAAAGAATGCAAGAACGAAGAAGATATGAATATGATAGAATTGATGGTAATAAATAAATTACAAGATTATAAAGAGAAAGCAAATAGAGATAGATTTATATTACCAATAGAAGTAGATATTACATTATTTACAAACACAATTGATGAATGTGTAAAATTTATAAATAAATAATAATTTATAAAAATAAAAAATTACAAAATTTTACAAATAAATAAAAGTTAAAAAATTTTTATTTATTTTCATGTTCTAACTCTCTCTCAAGTAAATAATAATTTATATATAAGCACAAATATGCTTTTATGCTATTAATTCTGCCTTTATTTCTGCTATTAAATAAATATATTTAAAATTAATTATATTAGTATATATTATATAGTAATATGGTAGAACATACTTGTAATAGATGTGGTAAAACTTTTAATAAAAAATCATCTTACATAGATCACACTGAGCACAAAAAGAATCCATGTAAACCACAACAAAAAGAAACCTCTAAAAAACCTCTAGATAACTCAAAAATAGAGTTAATACCTCAAAAAGTTACTCATGATAACTCAATAATGAATACAAATATATGTAAATATTGCAATAAGATGTTATCGCGTTATGATAACTTGAAGCGTCATATAGTAACATGCAAAGTGAAGAAACTGAAGGAGGAAGAGAAAGAGAACATCTTCAAGGAGTTATTAAACAAAGAGCAGATCAAGAACAACGAGTTACAACAGCGCAACAGTGCGATAGAAAGGTTAGAGAAGGAAAACCGCGAATGTAAGAGGAAGATACTAGAGTTAGAGAAGCAGATGAGTTTAATAATAACGAAGAATGTATCAAAGAATGTATCAAAAAACAACTGCCACAATAAGACTCAGAACATACAGATCAACAATATCAACATAGTAGATCACGGCAAAGAAGATTTTGACAAGATAAACTACAAGGTATTTACAGATGCGATGTTAAAGACCGGACCATTATTATTTGAGAAGTTAACAAAAGGCATCCATTTTAATCCTGATTATCCTGAGAATCAAAATATATACATATCAGATATAAATCGTGAGAAAGTAATGATATATAATAACAAAAGATGGATATTAGAGAATTATGACAACTTATATCCTAATTTTATAAGTAGGATACTAGAGTTTGGATACACCAAAGAGAAGTTTATGGATGAGTGTTTTGAGAATGGTAAATTAAATCAAACAGGAATAGATATAATCAAAAACAAGATGCAATGGATAAGACTGATAGATGATTACACTGAAGAAGAGATAGACGAAGATATAAAAATGAAAGAATTTCGTGAAAAGCACAACAAGAAAGAGATAGAAAAAAGAGTTAAAAATCAAATAAAAAAGACAATGTATAATAACAAAGATATGGTAATAGAGAATTATGATAAATTATACAATGAAAATATAAAAAAAGAATTATTAACAAATGAATAAAATTTTATATAATGATATGAATATTATTAGTAATACTCATATTATGTAATAGTAATAAAATATAAAAAATAGTTACTTATATTTATATTAAATGGAGTTATATAAAACAGAATACAGTAGTTCAAGAAGAAAGGGTAAATTGGATAAAGTATTACTAAAATGTAAAGATACATCTTATTACAAGTTAACTAAATTTTTAGATACATCACACAATAAACAATCAGTTGTAATTAATGCATTATATGATAATAATGTTGATATTGTATTAAAATTTGGTATTTTAAATTTCATAGAAAAAGAGTATAATATAAGTAAAGAATTATATGGGTTGCCAAATTTTATAAGATATTTTTGTATGATAGAATGTAATGATCAAATAAAGAATATAATTAATCACAAAGGAAATATATTAAATTATAAAATGTGTCATTATGGAAGTGAGTTAGTAGGAATATTAGTAATGAAACATTATAATTTAGGTTGTATTGAAAATTATAGATGGAATGAAAGTAATTTTAGTATTTTAAAGAATGTGATAAAACAGACAATATTCGCTATCATATATGCATATGAAACAAAAGGATTTATTCATGGTGATTTACATTGTGGTAATGTATTATTAAAATCAAAGAAAAGTAATGTAATAATATATGGTAATAAACAATTAGAGATAGAAGATTTAGAAGTAGTTATTATGGATTATGAGAAATCAAAATTACAAGAAAATAAAATAACAGATTTATTTAGAAATATTGATAAATTTATTGCAAGTATTGACAATGTATGTAATATAAATAATCTATTTATGCATATAAATAAAAAAAAAATAATATCATTAAAATCAATATTTAATGATATTATTCTTTACGATGAAGTTGAAAAAATAATAAATAATATGTATTTATATTAATGTTAGTATATTTATATTAAATGGAGTTATATAAAACAGAATATAGTAGTTCACGAGGTAAAGGAAAATTGGATAAAGTATTGCTAAAATGTAAAGATGTATCTTATTACAAGTTAAATAAATTTTTAGATATATCAAAAAATGAGCATTCTGTTGTGATTAATGCATTATATGATAATAAAGTAGACATTGTATTAAAATTTGGTATTTTAAATTTCATAGAAAAAGAGTATAATATAAGTAAAGAACTATATGAATTGCCAAATTTCATAAGATATTTTTGTATGATAGAATGTAACGATCAAATAAAGAATATAATTAATCACAAAGAAAATATATTAAATTATAAAATGTGTCATTACGGAAGTGAACTAGTAGGAATATTAGTAATGAAACATTATAAATTAGGATGTATAAATAATTATGACTGGAATGAAAGTAATTTTAGTATTTTAAAGAATGTGATAACGCAGACAATATTCGCTATCATATATGCATATGAAACAAAAGGATTTATTCATGGTGATTTACATTGTGGTAATGTATTATTAAAATCAAAGAAAAATAATATAGTAATGTATGGTAATAAACAATTAGAGATAGAAGATTTAGAAGTAGTTATTATGGATTTTGAGAAATCAAGAATAAATCAAAAAGACAAAATAGTTGATTTAATAAAAAATATTATTAAATTTATAAATAGT